ACAAGTTAGAATCAAAAAGTATTTGAATGATGGTAATGATCAATTTGATTCTCATATTGATGCGGCATCATCAGATACAATGAAAAGGTTCTTTGCTTTCTTTTGGTATCTAAATGATGTTGAGCGGGGTGGAGAAACAGAGTTCCTGAATCTTGACTTGAAAGTTGAACCAAAGGCAGGAAGACTGGTAATGTTTCCCCCTCTATGGATGTATCCCCATAAAGGACATCCTCCTATTTCAAACAACAAGTATTTATTGAGTACATACCTACATTTTTCTTGACAGGATGTTCAGAATAGTATATAAATACTCCTACATTGATGAAGTCAAAAGATAGTTGGAGAAGACTGGGGTTCGACTCCCCAATCGTCCACCAAAAACATACTATCCTGAAGTGCGCACCAGGACTTGGTAGATAAGTGTCATGGCACAAAAAACGGTTCGATTCCGTAGTATGTTTTTGATGGGCGATAACTGGGATCGATTCACGATGAAGGGTTGATGGAGATGTCCGGCGCAAGCTCGGTTAACGCAAGAAAAAACTTAGGTGTCGCAAATGATAACGCACCATTTGAAACTCGCCTAGCGGCATAGTTTCATTGGGTTTGGCAGTTTTCCTAGAAACAGAAAAACTGCCTTTTTTTATTTTTAAGAAAGAGGTTTTCATGCGTCTTGAAGATATTAATATCAACCAACTTGCCTTTCTTAGAGGCATTGGTATGACTGAAACACATTTCTCAGAAAAAGAAGCATACTCAGAAGCATATAACCAACCATCAAACAATAGAAATGTCCGTGAATATGGACAAGATGGTGCTGATTATGGATACTATCAAACAAATGGATTAGATGTTAAGGATGCAATCAAACGTGGTATTCCACAAGATATTGCTGTTCATCTAAATGGTGGTGGTAAAGGTGGTAAATCAACAGTAGAACAACAAACTATTGCCATGCACTATTACTTGACCAAGAGATATCCAACAGAATATGAAAATGTAAAGAAGGGAACACCAGAAGCATTTGAAGCAGCAAGAGCACGAATGCAAGGTCAATGGTTTGGTCTAAAAGATAGACCAGAAGTAGCAAGAAAAGAATTTGATAAAGCAAAGTTTAACGATCCATCCAAGATTTTTCCATCACTACAATCTTCATCTGTAAAGATTGTTGATGAGAAGTACATTCAAGAGTTTCTGAAGACAAATAAGTTTTATGATGGTGATATTGATGGTATCATTGGTAAACGATCTCTTGATGGTATCAGACGATATCTAAAAAATGTAAATATTGATACCAAGGGATGGACCAAATCCAGATTAATCGTTGGTATGGAACAAGCAATCTATGCGTTTGCTAGGATTGAAGTTGGTCTTATTGATGGTTATCCTGGTGAACAAACAAGACATGCCAGAGAAGTTTGGCAAGCAAGACAAAAGGGAGAACCTGCTGTACAAGCAGTTCAGACTTGGAAACAAGTTAATCTAATCATTCCAAAGAACGATTGGCCAAGACAACAAGATTGTATGAAATATTTTGGTGATGTTGGAACAAATCAGACAACATTAAAGTTACCGTGGAATATGGTTCTGGCATGGGATACCAAGAAGATTATTTCTTCATTCTCTTGTCATGAAAAGGTTCACGATTCAATGCTTCGTTGTTTTCAAAGAATCGGTGATGCTTATCCAGACCCACAAGTTAGAAGGCAGTTGGGTATTGACTTGTGGGGTGGATGTCTTAATGTAAGGCAAATGCGTGGCGGTTCTTCATGGTCTATGCATTCATGGGGAATTGCTATTGATTTTGATCCTGATAGAAATCAAATGTATTGGGGTAGAGATAAAGCAAGGCTTGCCAAACCTGATTGTGAAACATTCTGGAAGATTTGGGAAGAAGAAGGTGCCATTTCTTTAGGAAGAGCACGAAACTTTGACTGGATGCATGTCCAGTTTGCAAGACTATAAATACTATTTTTTTAAGTAAAACGAAACGGAGGTAGATGATCAGAATATATGCTCAAGCACCAACATATCATTATTAGAGCAGAGGTTGCCAAACCACCTCTTGAACAAGATTTAGAATCCATGAATGAATGGTTCAAAGACCTTATCGAGTCTATTAATATGAAAATTCTATCTGGTCCTCATATAGTATATTGTAATATGCCTGGAAACAGAGGTTTTACTGGTGTTTGTTGTATTGAAACTTCTCATGTTGCTATTCATATTTGGGATGAAGATGATCCATCAATCATTCAGTTTGATGTCTATACTTGTTCCACATTGGATATTGATACTGTATTCAAAAAGATGAAACGATTTGTTCCCAAGACAATTGAATACACATACATTGACAGAGATAACAAATTGGAGATTGTAGGTGGTGGTAAATTTAAATATGAGTAATGTGGTAATGGAAAGTATACTACAAGTTAGTTTCAAGATTGAATCTCTTGTCAGAGAAAACAATATTTCATATATAGATGCATGTATTCTTTATTGTGAAAGAACTGGACTTGAGATAGAATATGTTGGAGAGATTCTGGAAAAGAATCAACTGTTGAAAAACAAAATACAAGAAGAAGCAGAAGACTTACATTTTCTAAAAAAGACGGGATCAATATTCTCATGAAGACACTTAATAACATTCTTTATCCAGGCACAAGTATTTGGGAATCAGATGTTTGGGAAAAGGAGGTTGTTATTGAATCTGCAATACCAAAACCTGCCATTTATAAAACTGATTTCAGTGGGACAAACATTTCATCCCACGAGCATGTGTATCCATTTGAGCATACCGATGAAAATGGAACCAAGCATACTGGTGAAGTAGCAATAACTCATTACAGAATGACTGATCCAAGTAAAAAACACCATGAAGAAGAAGAAGATTTGTTAGATTATCCAGGTTCTATGGAAATAGTTTTTAGAACAGACAAATCTGGTTATAGAAGTCTTGGAAAAGAAAGTATTCCAACAAAAACAAGAGCAGCAATAGGTGCCAAAATAAAAGGCATTGTGGAGCATCATGTTAAGACTTATGGAAAACAGTTTGCTGATGAAATGAAAAAAGAAGGTACTCCTGCATATTTGAAAGCAGAAGGGTATGAACCCAAAGCATCTGAAAATCCACAAGCTGCAAAAGCAGCATATGCAAAGCATCTGGCATATGGTAGTATGTTTAAGTTCCTTGCCAAAAAACTATCTCATACGTTTCATCCATACAAACCACCAGAACCCGGTGGTTATGAAGACATCACAGGATATCATGGGACTTTGAAACTGCACTACAAATAAAAAAAGATTTTAGTATGAAACCATTTGAAGCATTTCAACTATATGTTGCTTTGAAGAATCATTTTACACAGAAGACTTATGACTTTCATAAGTATCAAGGCAAGACAAAAGTAACATATGACCATTATCAAAAACGCAAAGACAAATACTATTTTCAGAAATTAGCAAAGCACAGAAATCCACAAGACTTTCTGGTTGCTAATTTCATTGAGAACCCTTCGTTCTGGGCAGGTGAAATAAATCATAATCAAGAAAGCAACAAGATATATTCTTCTTGGGCAAAACGAGTCCAATCTCTGCATTATGATTTTGAGCAATCAATGAAGAAATTGTTGTTGACTCATTCAATAGAAGACCTTATAAGAGTACCTGACAACGGACATCCAACATGTATTGTCAAATATCTACAAAAGGAAATCTCTTTAGAAACCTTAATACTATTTGTTGTAGCATGCCGTTGTTACTCATACTGGAACAAACATCTTGCCAAAGATGTTGTTTGGGATTCTGTGGGAAGGGTGATACTAAAGTATAAACCGTTCCTGCAGATAGATAGTCAAAAATGTAAGACTATCGTGAAGACAGTTGTCAAAAATTCCTTGACAACTGAAATTGGTGATGTATAAATAACAATGTGATCGGCAATAGAATATTGCCTACTATCTTTGTTATGCATACAATAATACAATCAATACAGATAATACGGAGAAAAAATATGGCCAATACATCATTTGCTGATCTAAAGAAGTCTCGTCAATCTCAAATTGATAAATTGACACAAGAGATTAATAAGGTAAGTTCCCCACAACAAAACAATGGTCCAGATGATAGATTCTGGGAACCAACTGTTGATAAAGCAGGCAATGGATATGCAGTTATTCGTTTTCTACCTGCTCCAAAGGGTGAAGATTTTCCTTTTGTTCGTGTATTCTCTCATGGTTTCAAGGGACCAACTGGTTCATGGTACATTGAGAATTCACTAACTAC